CACAGGTTTTGACTATTCTTTATTTTCTTTAAAGAAAGATACAGGATTGATGATACAGAGTGATGAAACAGAGATACTTCACCCATCAACTACTCTAGATTATGATGAGAAAATTGATAAGTCCTTAAGAAGAGATTTAAGGAATATAGTTCTCAGGTTCGGTAACAAAAAAATATGGCAGAGGATAGTAGAAGAAATGGATATTGGGGAGTTACAAGATGCTCTTAATATCATCAAGCAAGATCCTTCTAGACTATATGATGAAAGTAGTCATTGGGAAGACCAGAGAATGTGGATGATCATGAAACTCTTCCAAACAGGAGTTAGAGCTTCTCTTGCAGCTTGGCAACCAACAATTAGATCAGCTGTGAGTTCATCATACCTTTTCAACAGACAATGTCTAAGTAGCCGGCTAAGTTCTACAGAAGTGGAGAAAGTGTCCCTTTTAAGAGCAATTGTTCATGCCAGGACAAAAAATGTGATGAGAGATCCTGAAGAACAGATTGAGACTGTTCAGTCTCAATATTTATTTCCCAATCAAATTGAATATGAGTCCTTTTACAATTACATACAGGAATTAAGGAAGGGGTTCAGTTTTCAAGAGGTACCTTATGGAAGACACTCAAAAGTAACAATACCTGTCTGGGGAGAAATCAATCTATCAGAGACTCCTTTAATTGACATTGTGAAAAGGCAATGGTTCAATCATCCTTCTGTGCATGTGTCTCGATCTGTATTTAGGCTCTTATGGGGAGAATGCAAAGCAAAGTATAGATTTCTCAGAGATACATATGATGAGACTATCAAATGTTCTGGATTAGATCATATAGAATTATATAGTTTTTTACAGTCTGCCTCAAAGAAAACACGAAAGATAACTTTGCAGGATACTTCTGTTAGAAATCCAGATCTGATATCTGCATTGACTAGAATATACTGGCCTCAGATCAAGGTGAGAACTTCACAGATGAGTGTAGATCAGTCCATTCTCACATTACGACACATGTTGATGTGTGCAACAAATTTCTTCTTCTCACGAAAACATAAGCAGAGAGTTGTTAAACAAATCTTGCAAAAGTCAAACATGGTCAGCATGACTCTCAAGGATTGCCCTATGAGGAGTAGAAGAATTAAAGTCATTACAGACTGGTTGATGAACCAAGATAAAGCATCTGTGATTAGAGATATCCCCTATGCAAAGAATGGTGTGATGGGATTCTTTGTAAAGAGACAAGATAGACAATGGGATTCTAGAGGTAAGGTCTCTTATTCTGGAGAAGGCTTATGGGTAGGCTCAGTATGCGACATCCCTTGTAGGCTTGAGATCAAAGGGCGCACTTTAGTCAGGATTCATATAAAATACTTGCAAGATTCTGTGAGTCTCTCTAAGCGCCTGAAATTACTATGCACAGAACTCTCTTTAACCCCCCCTGAATTCCCAATTCCATCCAAGTCATATTATTACCTCAATTCTAAGGGGCACTTCATAGTATCTCCGATAGCAGTGCAGGATTGCTTTGCTGTTGAGACGAATAAAGACCAAGAATTTCCTGAATTAGAAGCCTTGATAAAAAAAGACTGGCATGTTGAAATATCAGGGAGTACAATTAGATTGTGTTATGAAGAAGATATAATGCAAGGAGATACAAAATTTGTTACAATAATTAGTGACACTTTCA